TTTTTATGAAGCTCTCTCAAAGCTTTATAAAGGGGAAACACCTGAGTTTATAACTAGCGAGTTCGGCAAGGCTGAATGTCTTCCTGAGGAGAAAGTCCTCAAAGGTAAGCTTAGGCTTATAAGCAATCCAGAGTTATTAAATTTTGCTGTTGCTAAGGCCTTATTTGGGCATGCCATGAATTTGTTTCTTAATAATCCCATGGCTACTGATACTATGATAGGAGTTAATCCCTATTCTAGACAGTGGCATGAATTTTATATGAAGCTTAGAGGTTTTCTTGCTATTGCAGGGGATGTTAAGAATTTTGATGCAGAATTCGCTTCATGGGGATGGATAGCCTGTTATCTAGTTATAGAGGCTATGTATCCTCATTCAACCCCAGAGGAGAGACTCGCTAGATGGACATTTATTTATGGTTCCATAAATTCTGTCCATAGAGCTCTTTTTGAGGAGTTTTCAGTGGATTATATGTGGGAGTCATGTATGTCCTCGGGTTTGTTTCTTACAATTCTCTTTAACTCTATTAAGAATAATATCGATCTACGATATGTTGTGTTCTGTATATGGGTTGAGGCGTTTTTAAAAATGCCTCACATGGAATACCATGTTAGCAAGAACATACCAGCTATTCCTGTAGTCGATATTTTAGCTAATATGGTCTTCGTTACCTTAGGAGATGATCACATTGTAGGAGCTAAGGGCTGGGTGTTAGATTGGATTTCCCATAAGAAATTCTCTGATATCTATGCCCGGGCTGGTATTCAATATACTGATGAAGCTAAGAGGATAGGATGTGATGTTCCCTTGCGAAGTCTTAATGAGATTGAAATGTGCAAGCGTACATGGAGATGGGATCATACTCTTATGAGGTATGTAGGTCCATTAAATTTAGCTTCTATTCATGAGTCGTTGAATTGGACAGAAAACAATGATACTCTTACGGAGCAGGTTATAGATACTGCTATTGGGGAGTATGCTCTCCATGGTGTTGAGGTGTGGGATCAATTTGCTCCTACTCTTATTCAGGCATCTATCACAAGATACAATCATTATCCTAAATGGACTACCTATAAACAGGCGCTTAGAGGTATTACCTCTGAAGTAGCCCAGTGGGATCCGGAGGAGTATGAACCATGTCAGCTTAGACTGGTGTGTGTTGAGACTAATCCAGG